ATTTTTGTACCTTTCCCAAAACATATTAGATCGTTCTTGAACTGTGGTGTAATCATCTAGATTAAATGCCATCTTTCCACACTCCATCTTCATCTTGCATCGCTTCAGTTATTGTTTTAGCGATAGCCATGTATCCAAGCGCATCGGTGTAATTGTCATCGACTCGTGGATCTTCAGCTTGTCTGCTGATTTTGACCAAGCACATACATATCGCAACTTCATTCGGTTGAATTGGATAGCCAAGGTAAGCTGACCAGAGTTCGGCAATTCTTTTATGGTTCCCGATTGGGTGGCCATAATTAGCGCCTCTACTGTGGAGAATTTCGATAACATCTGCAAAGAGCTTCTCAGTTCTTGTCATAGTCAAATACCTCATCTGACTTTGTCTTAGTGTTCATTAGCCTGCGATGTGATTCCCAACCTTGTGCACGGCCTTTCCAATAACCATTCTGGAATGCAGTGTCTTTAATCTCGTAAATGATCCAGGCAACAGCTGTAATAATCACTATTGCATACATCCACAGATAACCTAAATTCTTCAATTCTTCTATCGGATTCATGCGTTCACCAAAGTTTTGCGTAAGTGGCATGGACTAGCATAATTAGTAAGCAAAACCCAATCGCCTGTGTTTTCATCGCTGTGTACAGAGTAATTCTTACCTAATATATTGATAAAACCCTCTGCCAATTTTAAAGCAGCGTAATTGTCGAACCAATATGCAAACTGCCAACTAAACAATGGTGCAGGTTCAAAACGTTCTACCTGCGTCTCCCAATCTTGGCCTTTCCATTCCATTGAGTTGATCCACAGCTGTTCAAAATCAGCTGCTTTTAAATCAATCTGTATTTTCATTTGTAGCCCGTCTACACCACTACTGCGTTTCGTGGCATGGCAATAGTGTTGCACCTGTGTATGACTTTGTGGATGATTTTGGGGCGTATTTGTATAACGATTAGGTAACAATGTTACCCGTAATACCTGCCCAGTGCTGTGAATGAGCCATCCTTATTAACTGGCACCAGGGTCGGTGTCAGGGTCTTTCCAACGGCTTCTAGTATAGCAAAGCCCATCTGCCAATTAGCGCTTCCATAGCGGATATAAGAGGCTTTTTTGCGATCCATAAGATTACCTACCTCAACGCCATAAAGGGTCCTAGAATGGCCGTTAATGCCCTCTGAATAGGCACTCATGCCAAGCCTGTGGCTATGCCCCGCCAAAACTGATTTCCCAAATTTTTTGGCTAAATTTAATGAAGTAACGCCCGCATGCTGGCTCATGCTGCCCTCATCTCCATGACACAAAACCCACCCAGGGTAAAACTCATAGGCTGTTTTATGGTAGGTAATACCCATTTCAGCAAATCCCATAAAGGCTGGGTATTGCAATTCAGGCAGATTGATTAAGCCAGGTACTTTTAATAAAGTGTTATATAAGCGATCAGTATGATTACTGCGGATAACGTGCATCTCTGGACTGTACTCACCGAGATCCCAGAGTATCTGCTTACACAGCTCACGATCTGCATGTAAGTCTTCTGAGTAAGCCAAAGGTGTCTGCTCACTCCATTTACTAATACTCTGAAAATCAATTTCATCTCCAACCACCAATACTGAATCAAACTTCTCTCGCCTTGCCAACTTAATAACATTTTTTACAGCTGCTTCGTGGTGATAAGGCACCTGCAAATCTGAGATAACTAGGTATCTGGATGGCTTAATCTTCATCCTCTTCAAAGTCATCAAGTGGGTTTGTCATGGGATCTTTAGTATCTATGATCCAATCTGGATAACTTGACCTATCCATCGCAAACGCTAGAGCTGTGCCTTCATCCATTCCAGATTTACGGCAGGCCATATAGACCTCATTAGCTGCTATAGCCCAGAAGTCTAACTTTGTAAGTACAGGCTCTTTAGTAGTCCTGCGCTTACGTGCAATCTTCTTCTTAGGTTTGCGTTTAGTTGCCATAATTAAAATTATGACTTACTAATTAAAACAAAGAGATCATCGACACGCTGTTCTAATCGTGAACTTCTTTGGTCAATTCGATCAACGGCATCTTTAATACTGCTACCAGAATTAGGGCGCAACTCATTAAGCCAACCTCTAACTAAGAAACGTAATCCGACCAGCCCGCCTGATAGCACGGCGATAATTCCAGCGCCAAAGCCAGCCCATTCTGTAGGTGTCATGCTTCATCGGCACCGATGCCATAAGCATTATCGGATTTATCTAGAGCCCTAGCCGCTGGGCCTGCTAAAGCTGAGATAACTACAGCTACAACAGGATCTAATCCCAATTCATTACTTGCTAAGAATGTTAAGAATGAAACCAATACGCCACGTGCGTATGACTTCAGTACGGCCTGTTGCTTCTTACTTATCTTCATATCTTGCCCCCTATTAGTGGTATATCAAACGGCGTGCCATTTAGATCGCCTAGTGTTGTAAAACTAATATGTAAATGTCGCTTGTGCGGGTTAATGCCTTTGTACTTACGCCATTTCCAATTTAATATCTTCGAGCATATTCGCCCGTTATAGATGACGTATGATATGCGTTTATCTTGTTTGGCTGCGATTCTGATCTGGTCAGCCAGATAAGGTGCGAGGCTGTCGGATGACTCCAACCTAGCATTAAGATCAAGACCTCGTACCCACCCGAATTGGTCTGGATTATGATCCGATTTTCTGGAGGAGTGGCGACTATCGCCCAGCCATCCTTCTGGACTTTTAGTACACCGATCTGGAAACCACGTATCAACTTGATCTCTTAACTGCACACCAGCTGCACATAGTTTGGGTTGCATTACAAACCTAGAGCGGCTAAATCCTCAACAGTTAAACCAAGTGCTGCCAGTTTAGCTTGTGCAGATGTTTTTGCCTCTGCCTTTGCTGTATTTTGTTCCGCTTTCCAAGCATCAACTTGTGAAAACCCTGCTTCAAACTTTGCTTTGGTTATTGATTCGCAATCTACAAATTCAATGCCCTCATAGTCATCACCAGAAATGATCCAACCACCTTGCGGGATAAGCATTTCCAATACTTCTCTACCAGTGGCCATAATTATGCTCCAATTTCTAATAATGTCATTGTGCTAGTTGAACTTCCGTCTTGAACAAAAACTGAAACAAGATTACCGCCTGCATTTTTTAATTGTGTTTTGTAAGTTGTGCTTGAAGTAGTTGCTGGACTATCTAAATAAGCGATTGAGCAACTTCCAATTTGACTATATAATGCTGAGTTTGTAAATCCAGCAGCACCAGCAAAATCTGTGACTAATGAAGTTGCACCTCTAAGCAAATTTAGTAAAAGATTACTTCCAGCATTTTGTGATGATTTTCCGCAACCATTTTGATGTACCATAACTAAGACTTTTGATGTGCTTAAACTTGGTGTAATGGATGCTGTTAATCCAGTATCAGCCAAAGTGCTTGATGAACTAGAAGTCGTAGTTGAATAATTAGCAGATACAACCTGCAACACTTTGCCACCACCACCACCAGCTGCTACCCAAGCTGATCCACTGTAATATTCAGTGCTGTTTGTATCTTTTAAAAATGAGTAATTACCTTCTTGCGGTGAAGTTACTGCAGCGGTTCTTGCTGCGGCATCAGCAAACACCCAGATACCTTGCATCAAGTAGCCATCTACATCGGCTGCGGTTAATACCTCGCCTGTAACAAAGTCTTTAAATCCTAATCCAGCGGCCATTGTTTCTCCTTAGTAACTAAGCACATTATAGTCTAAAGTGCCGTATATATTGTTATTTAAAATTAGGGCGTCAATTACGGGTTCTAAAGTCGTAAAAAAGACCCTAAAGCTGTTTGGTGTGATTGTGTTAGCCACGCCAAATATCTGAAGTGTTTTATCAAGGGTAGATCCGCCAGGCTGGGTAGTAACCACTCGAATCGGATCAAAGAAATCTAACTCTAAGGCTGCAAGGATGCCTGAGTTGTAATTGCTGGTATATAAGTCCAATTCAATTCCATCGCATCTCACGCTTGTTTCCGCACGGCTGGCGACATAACTACGGGCATAATCTAGGGCTACAGCATCGGTCTGCATTAAAAGATCCTGCAGGTTATAGCTGTGGATGAAATACTTGTCAATAGATGCCTGGTTGATGGCTGTCTGTGGTGAACCACCTGTACGGCTGATTTGGGCTGAGTTAAAAATTAAGTCATCATCTAACTTCCAGTTGGCATTAGCGTATGGGATGCCTGTGCCATTATCATTAAATGTAGTTACAGTGCCACCGATTGATCCTGCTGTTACTGCTCTATCTTGAAATACAAACTCTCCGTCTGCGTTTACATAGAGCGCCCCATATTCGGATGTGCTAACTGTGGTCATCGCATCTAGTGAAGTACGTGCCGTGCCAGGATCAGCCTGCATTGTGGTTAATCCTGCATCAACATCCCGCATAGTTGCTGGCCAGTCAATTTGATCTAATATCTGATTGATTCGTGTGCCTGATAAATTACCAGCGGTAGCACCTGTTACTGTAGATATTTGTGCATTCTGAGCAAGTCTAAACGCATCTACAGCTTGTATGGTTGTATAGGCAACTTCTGTAGCATCTTTAGGTTGAGTGTTTACATAGCTTGTAATAAAGCCAGAAAATAAAGAATAAGTATTTGCACCATAGGTCGCTGAAATTTGTACCTTCTTCATAGGTGTTAAATACGTGTAGTATGGTCCGCTTGGGTTAGTCGGGTTAAAATCGCCATTTTGATCTACTATACGTAAAGTAAGTTGGCCAGTTTGAAATTGATCTACTAAAGGATTGCGGCCTCGGCTAGTTTGTATGTAGTTAATTTGATCTGATACATCTACAATAACAGCTGCAGAATCTGCCAATATGTTTACGCCTAATGTACCAGTGCCTAATATCATTGCCTGAGCAAAACTTGGACCAGTGCTAAAGTTAATTATTGCATTGATTGTTGGTACGGCCATTAGTTTGTAAGAGATCCAGCTGGTAGTAATTTCTGACCTGACTTTAATAACTGTAATACATTTTTTTGGATAACAGCTTCTAATTGCTGATCGGTAACTATTGTGCCAGCGTTTACAACTACTGTGGCTGTAGTTTGGGCAGTTGCAGCAGCAACGGCTTGTTGATTAGTTGCATATTGTGGCAGTCTGGCATACTCATCTGGTGCAATTTGATTACGGCCTCTAGCGGTCATTTCACCTAAAGCGTTAAACAAAGCAGGGCCAAAACTTGTAAGGGAGTTAGCGGCTATACCTGCAGCTGTGGCTAAACGATCAATAGAAGTTTTAGCGTTTAACTCAGCATTTAATTTTCTAGCCATAGCCTCGTTATTGTCTAGAATTGCTAATTGTGCTTTTAAACGTAATCTAGTTTCTTCATCGGTAGCCTCGTTTAATGCTTTCATCAAGCCTATGCGCTCTAAATCAAATTTATCTTTAAGTTTATCTACTTCTGATTTAGCCTTTAACTTTGCCAACTCATCTGCTCTAGCCTTGTTGCTTTCTTTAATAATTTTATTTTCTAAGCGTAATTGCTGTCCATAAACACGGCTAGATGATCTAGCTTCTAAATTTGGTTTAGTACCTGCTTTGCTTTTTGCATCTTCTTCTGCCAGTTTGCCTAACAAACCAAATATGTTGGTGCCAAATAAAACATCGGTTACTCTCTTTGATCCAGGTATTTTTTGTAACTCAGCAATTAAAACTCCTACACCAGTAATAGCATCGCCAGTGGCTTTGCCAAAATTCTCCATCTTAGCTGTAGTGTCTTCAATGCTGGTGTCTTTGCCCAGTGCGTCTAATGCACCTAATATGCCTTTACCTATTTCTTCTTTAACATTTTCGGATGCTACTTTTAATAAATCCATTTTGCCAGCGTAAGTAGTCAATCTAGCTGCTGCTTGGCCTGCAAACTTCTGTTGCAATTCGGCCATAATCTTTTCCATGTTGCCAGTTGCTAATGTTGCCTTACTTAATCCAGTTCCTAGTCTGCCTAGTGCTGTAGTTTGACCAGCGTAGGCTTTGGCTAAGCTACTGCTAATTTGTTCAACTGATCCATACCCAGCTGCGCTCAAATCTAGTGCCAGTGCTAAAGCATCTTGGCTTTGAGTAATAGATTTAGTAACTGTTAATAATCTTTGAAATGATGGGCGTAATTCATCATCAAGCACGCCTGTAGTTTTCTGTAATTTACCAATGTAATCTTCAACTGCTGGCGAGCTAAAAGCATATCCAGTATTTTTAAGCTGTAACTCTAAAGACTTGGCTGCCTTCTCATCTGCCATAAATGCACTAATGGCTTTTTTGCTGTAGTTAAGTATTGCTGCAGCGCCAAAAACTCCTGCAAATGTTTTGCCTAATTTGTTTACTTGTTTATCAAAAGCACCAATTTCTTTTTGGCCTTTTTTAAGTCCTTTGTTATCAAAGGTGCTGACTGCACTGACAATTAAATTGGCCACTATGCTGCCTTACGTAATTGTGTTTTAATGTTAAAGTCTGTGGCTATTGTGTTTATTGCAGATACAACAGCTGGAATAACCTTGCTAGATTCTTCAAACCAAGCTCTGTAAATTAAGCGGCCTTTTTGTTTGTTCTCGCCTTTCATTTGGCTGATAGATTCGGCAGATTCTATAAACTGTATGCCAGCATTAGGATTTAGGCTTTCTGAATTAGATGCCCCTCTGCGATTCTTTCGGCCAGCAGTTTCAAAAATTGCGCCAGGTGCTGATATGTTTGCTACGTAGAATGCAGCTCTGTAACCTGCTCGATTACGACTGTTTGTGCCAGCGTTGTATTTGATAAGACTTTTAGCTAGAGAATAATCATAGGCTGGGAATGCCCTGTATTTGATTGTGTCACCTGATGCAGTGCCTTTACCCCAGCCACTTAGGACTTCGTTTTGTTGTGGTAAATAACCACGTGCTTTATCTCGGACAATAAGCATCGCAGTTTTAATATTTTTAGACATCTGTTTATTAAGGTTAGGTTCAACTTCTCGCATAGCCTTCTGGAGTTGCTTAACGCCTGTTACGTTTACTGGCATTTTTGATCTCCTTAGCTCTGTCTGTCAATACCTGGATTATTGCTAGATACATTTCGGTATCCATATCAATAAATTCTCTGGGCGGTATTCCAGTCTCTACTGCTAATTGAGCAATAGTGTAAACAATAGAATTCCGCTCAGTTATTTTTTTTCTTCGTCTAATACCTCAACAGTTTCTAAGCTGTCAATAAACTCAATTCCCCATATTGGTATTTGAGCGCCAGCCCTACGTAAACATTCATAAGCAAGGTAGAATATTTCAGTCTGACGCTCGTGTTCCCTCAAAATCTTGCTAATTCCTGAGCCATATTTCTGCTCAAAGTTATATTCAATTCCTGGCGTTATCTTGTGCTCTGAAACTTCGCCATTAGCCCTTGTAATCTTTAACTTTGCCATTATTACTCCTTAGTTAGAACGCCACCGATGGTGACACTGTTACTGCGGAGTTTACTGTAAAGGACAGACTTGATGTTGCAACCTCAGCCACGCCACCTTGCCCAATTGGGGTCAGGTTATTTACCAGGATTGAGAATTGGTAAGTTGGGTTTGTAGCTGATACGGCAGTGCCTTTAACAGTGATTACTGATACTGCTAGGGTCTTGCCAAATGCTGCGCTAAGTGTCTCATTAACTTGAGATGCTGCCCAGTCATTGATAAAGTCCACGCTAAATGTTGCTGATTGTAGACCTGCAACAAACTTGTGAGCAGTGTCGCCCATTGCTGTTACTTCTAACTCATCTACGATTTGGTTAATTACGGCATTAGTTACGTATGAGCTAATGTCGATTGAAGGTACTGTAGGTGCAGCGTTGGTAGCCAACTTGACACCTACGTTATTGTTAAGATATATGGCCAAGGTTTATTCCTCATCTTTCTTAGTTTGTGCAGTTGGTTTTGGTGCGCTTGCTATTTGGCCTGTCTTTTTCAAGAAGGCTAAATCTTCTTCGTGTGTACTCATTTTAACTCCAGCTCGTTAGGATTGATACAGTTATTTCTGATGTTAATAAATCTCCACTAGCTGCATTAGTTATAGCTGGAGCGGAGACACTTGATATGTTGTAAACCAGGGTCGATGCCGCTAGTTTAGTTACTACTGCCACAATAAAGTTTTCCATACCTAGCAAGTTGCCTTGGTTATCAAATGCAGGTGTAGTTATTAAAATCTTAAAATTAGCCAAAGGTGAGATGCCTGTCTGACTGTTATTGTTCGGAATTATGTAGGGATCCGATGGGGTGACTACCACGCTGTTTGCGAGCAAAGTTGCTGGCGGGAATGCAAAGGTAGACCACACGCCTGCATTAGCAAGTGCGGTTGCTAGCGTGCCACGTAAGGTGCTTATTGCGGCCATTAGCCCACCAGTGATGCTGGACTTGAATACGGCTGGATGAGACCACGCACTCGGTTAATCAGCTGATAACCCATCCGATAAGGGCTGGCAGAGATCCCATCCATACCGACCCCACCAGTCTGGCTAACTTGTCTTGCTTGCCAGATGTCTACAGCAACGATCATCGCTGCCTCACGTATTGCTGGGGTTGTCGCATAAGATTGAGTTTTATGATCTGAGCCAGTAACTAATCCATAAGGTACTACCTTGTGAAATGTTTGGTTTGCAGCTGTCTTGTTGTATTGCACAAATGAATAACCATTAGGGTAATTGACTTGGCCATAGTTATACATAAATACTGGGATCAGGCTAGTAGTGCCAGATGTAGGTGGAATTGTGCCAGTGATTGTGTGCGTGCCATTAAATGTGGCACCGCAAGCACTTACCACTATTGATTGTGTCGCAGCAAATGCGTTTGGATTAGCAAGCATAAGTGTTGCCACGTTATCTTGTAATGATGTAGCTACTACTGGGGCAGTGTTAAACCATAAATACTGGTTAATTAAATCTTCTGCCGATTGCGCACATTCTTCAACAGTGCTGTCTGAATACAACGAGCCTATTCCTAAATTGGCTCTTAGCTCTGCAACAGTTACATACGTGGCGGCCATTGTATTCCTCTCTTAAAAAACTCCCCCAGGGCTAGGGCTACTAAACCCCAGGGGATTACTTATTGATTAACGGGTCTTATCAGGTCTTCTTGTACTTCAAGATTCCGTTAGGCATCTTGGCGATTGTTGCCATATATCCGTAGATAGCAACCTGTACTTGTAGATTTGATACTACATTTACGCTCATAAAGTTTTGTGCTGAGCGATATACAGTGAAGGCCTCTGGTGCAAGGATAATCGCTGAATCATCATCGAATGTAGTTGCAGTAAAGTTCTTGTCTACATATAGATCAAGTCCTAGCACGTTACCACGAATAGATGATGGTGTAACTTGTCCAGCTGCGTTCATTGGTTGCAAAGCATTAAATACAGGTCTCTTAGTGGTGTCTTGAGCTCCGATTAACGCACCCCATTGTGCTGGGTTAGCAATGTAATTCTGTGCGAAGTAGCCAGTGTTTGTGTAGATAGTACGTGCTGCTTCTGTTGAGAATGCAACGATACCATCAAGGTCTGCAGTTGTGTTTGTACCATTAGCACCTGCTTGAATCAAAGCTGCTAATACAGTCTGATCTAAGCGCTTTAAGTATGCGTACTCAAGTTGCTTTGTTAGCTCTGCATAAAAGTTAGGATCTGAACGCTCTAGTAATTCAACTGAGAGTGTGTTCATACCAGCATACTTAGATACTGTGCCAGTTAGGTACTGAGTTTCCATACCTGTGTTTTGTACTGCGCCAGCTTCTGCTTCTACAGTTACTTCTGGTGCAACACCTGATCCGCCACCAACGCTAGTGACAAGTGAAGGTACACTAATACTCATTCCCGAATTCGGCAAGGTACCTTGACTGCACGCATCGATTGCAGGAGTTCCAAAGCGTGTGTTAGTTACAAACTCGCTTAGGTATTGAGTTGGAGAAAATGCAGGGTTAGTTGCAAATGAATCATCCGCAGCTGTTACGTATAATTTTGAATCTTCGTTACCAAGTGCAGCCTTAATCTTATGCTCTGTATAAGCAGCCATAGATGTAATAGGTGTGCGAATTGATGTTTGGATAACTGGTGTTGTAATTACTGGGCGTGCGGCTTCTACTGTAGGAGTAGCAGCCTCTGCCTTTGCTTCTTGTGGCGCTGTTGCTAAATCTTCCACAGGAGCCTCGCTTTCTTTAGTTTCGATTGGTGTCTCTGCTTCGCTTTCGCTAGCAGCAACTTTAGTTACTTGCGCTGCACTAAATGCAGGTGATTCCACTAGGCTAACTTCTTTTAGAATTGCGCTAGTCACGTATAAATAATCTTTTTTCTGAATTGATTTGTTTACATCTACACCAACTGACAAACCATCAATTAACTGCTCACCTGCAAGGATTAAAGCATCTTGGCCTTGCATTGATGCGCTAATTTTAAATGATGCGTAAATGCCATCTTCTGCCTGGTTAAATTTTTGCATTCTTCCGATAGGGCGCTCGGCGCTGTGCTGCATAAGCATCTTAACCTTGCCTGGGTCGCCTATTTCGATTGAGCCTTTAGCAAAAACCACTTTACCTACAGAAGTATTACCTACTTCTTCAAATGGCACGATCTTGCCAGCAATAACTCTGCGCTCTGTATCGGCAGCTTCTACTTGGCTACTGAATGTAAGTATCATCTTCTGTTTCTCTTCCGTTAGGTGTTAGGCTTTCCATCTCTTTGGCATCTTCTACATCTATCAAGCCAAGTGCCAACATTTTTTCTATTGCCTCTAAGCGCTTCATTGTGTCAGCACGTAAGAATGATTCTTCAATAGCAAATTTAACTACGTGGCCACGTGGGGTTATATCATCCATAGATAGTCGATCTTCGATGGCACAGATAAATGGCTGCAGTGAGTAAGCAACAAATTCTTTACGGCCATCAATAATGTTCTGGTAAGTCATTGAGTTATTCATATCTGCTGAAATATAATAAGCAGGTACGTTCATAGCTCTAGCAATTTGAGTTGCCAAGTATTGTTGCGCTTCGTTATACATCATATCTTTTGGACTAAATCCAGTAGTCTCATAAGATAATGTGCTAGTTAAATATGCTGTTGATCTATTTTGTCTGCTTTGCTTCCATTGAGCTAGTAATCCTGATACCTGCGCTTCTGGTAAATCTGCGCCAGTGTTTTTAATGTATCCACTTGGCATTGGAGTTTGTGCAGATACAGCTGCTGCTTTTTCAATATCTAATGCGCTTTGTATTGTGCGTGATGCAGTTTGCAATACACCTTGTGTTAATCCCTGGAATGTAACTAGTGATCCAATACCAGACATAGGTGCATCAACGCCATCAACATAATAAGCGCTAACTTCTGTGCCAAACTTATTTGTTGTAAATGTAACTCGATTGTTAGCAATCCACTCAAATCGTGATGGTCTTAAATCATCTGCATATAATTCTGTAACACGCCAATATGCAACACCATAAAATAAAAGACTATCGACAGTCCAGGAAAGTGTGACGGATCTTGGTTGTCGATAGTCTGGTTGCTCTAACCACAGAGGGCTCCCCAGCTCCTCACCACTTGACTTTTTGTAAAGTTTAAGTGGCAAGTAAGATACTACTCCAGCTACAAGGTTTCTGCACCTGGACACCGCTGGTACTTGCATCGCCAAGTTGCGATCTAATCCACCAGGAAAATTACCGACACCAGTTGTAAATGAACCATAGCCATAAGCTGTGTCCATAATGGCAGGGGCGTATTGCGCTTGGACAGATTCCGTTTTTTTGTTTATACCCAAAGCAGACAATAGACCCATATAGGTACTTTATACCATAAAACGGACATATGGTGCAAGTTAGACAAAGATTTGCGCAGTTTGTTGAGGTTTTGTTAATTGACTTACAACCATAGCCAGGGAGATTGCAGCTGTAACTTCGCCTGCGGATTTTCTGCGGATGATTCTAAAACCAAAATCACTGGTCTTGGCTGCACAGTTATTTAGATGCTGTACTAAGTCTGGTTGCCCACTATGAACCATTGTGCCTTGCGCCAGGGCGTTTGCAAGATCCGAGCAAGCCTGATAGAAGCTCTGGCCTGAGATATCTTGAATTCGCCAACCCGATAATTCCAATTTAGTCGCAACTGTTTGCGTGGCGTACTTGTCAAAACAGATTGTGGTCGGATGATATTTGTGCGCCCACTCATTTATATCGCTTGCCATCTTCATCTCGTCTATTGCTATATCGCTATACCAAAGCTGTGCAAGTCCGACTGCTATTTTGCCGTCTTTCATCTGGCCGATTACTAAAGCACCTGATCTTCTAGTAGGTGCAATATCGAATGCCATAATTGTTTGAGGCCCAACAGGTATTTCTAGGGTGCTATCGCTACAGGCTTCAATAGATCCATACACCCACGGGCTGACAGTAGAATCGATCCACTGACATAACATTTCAGTACGTGTAGCTTCTATTGTGTTTGTGGCTACAGATTCTTCTAGTGTTTCCTCTGTTATTAAATACCCAAGTGCAGGATTAGCCATAGCCCAGGCTTTTCTATCGTGGATCTTGCAATGTTGCGGTGCTGACCATTCATAATAACCTAAAGTGTCAGGCGGGTACGATAATGCACGTTCTCTTAAATCATTTAATACAGTGCTAAATCCATCGCCTGCGTTACTTGTCATAAAGGTCATCGCATTAGGTCTTGCACGTGTTACTGGTAATGCAGCTGTAAAAGCTTCCTCTGTCCATTCACGGATTTCATCAAGATATAAAAATCCAGCCGACTTGCCTCTGGGCGCATCCCTAGTCGCTGCTGCAATTTCATAGCGAGCGCCATTTAATAATGTAATAGATTCTTGGCCGTTGGCTAATCGGATCTGTCTTACTTGGTCTTTTAAGAATTGATTATCTTCGATCATATAAGCCACTTGCCTAAAAGTATCTAGTGCCATATTTCGATTAGAAGACATACCTAAAACGTTTTTAGTATCCCACAAGAATAGATGCGCCAAAATCAGCATACGTGCTAGGTGAGTTTTTCCATTCTGCCTTGAAATTAACGCTATTCCTAGCTTCTTCTGGAAATTGCCCGCATCGTCGATGGTTAAAAGGTCATCAAGCAGCCAGCGTTGCCAGGGAATCAAAGGCAGGTTAATTTTTTCAGCTAGATCCGCAACTTCTTGTGCTTTGGATTTACCTTTGAGTAAAGGCGTGTGGATTCTAGGCTCAGTGCTGCCAATTAGCCCGACCCCTCGTGAGGCCTGTTTTACTTCCGCATCATTCTGCATCGAAGTTAAGCGTATCAGGCTTATTAAATGGTGAGTCTGGCACTGTTCGGACTGTCTCAGGGAGAGAAGAGTCAGG